TATAATGAAAAAACTACTAATAGCACTAATGCTGATATTAACCCTAGCATTAAGTGGGTGTGCAAAACAAAACGAGCCTGATTTAGAGGCTGGATTAACATTTAACATTGAGGAAAATAGATTATATTACGGTTGTTATGGAGTATCAACGCTTGACTTGATTAGAGAAGATACATATGATAATTGTGAGGGTTATACATCATTCTACACCCAAGAAGAAGTAGATGAGATGTTATTAAAACAATCAACGGAATTATTACAATTTATGGTTGATAATTTTGTACAATATAATGAAGAAGATAACGCTATATATGCTGATTGTTATATTAGGGATAGTATTAAATATTGTGATATAGTGTTAGATTTAGATGAAGATTGGGCGTTGTTGACCGAAAATCAATATACTGATTTATTACAACGCATTGAGGAATTAGAAAATCAATTAGATGAGGTGGAGTAAATGAATCAAATAGATAAACTCAAAGAGAAGATTCATTTTATTCACCCAGAGCTAGATTTAAGCTCATACGGACTAGCTGATTTAACACGGCTTTACGAATGTATGGATAAGATTCACGAGAAGAAGGAGAAGGTAAAATGAGAAACAAACCAGAAGGCGGAAATAGACCAGCAACAGTAAAAGAAAGAGTAGAACGAGAATTAGAAGAATTGATCGGTAAGTATGAGCGATTAGGAACATTCATTAAAGAGGATTCACGATACAAAGAATTATCATTAGCCGAGCAACAACTATTACAAAGGCAATACCTAGTAATGGAAGAATATCGACATGTGTTAGTATTACGATTACATTATTGGAAATAGAGAAGGACTAGAAATAGTCTTTTTTTGTGCGACAATTGACAAAATCGCATATGTAATGTATTCTAAACTTGAAGGAGTGTATTTATACACAATTTTAGCAAACACGATTAGAAAGCAAATAAGAGTTGACTATGAACTTATCATAGGGCATTATTCTAACTCGGAATAAAAATGAGGTGTAGTATTATGACAGCGAAATATAAGAGTCATGTTGAACCATATATGGACTTAATAAAATCTATGAGAATAGATGGCTTTAAAGAAGAAGATATAGCTGATAAGTTAGATATTGGACATTCAACATGGTATAAATATAAAACACTCCACATAGAACTTGTAGAGGCGTTAAAAATTAGTAAGGAAATCTTAATATCAAGCCTAGAACAAACATTATTTCAAAAAGCGCTTGAAGGTAATCCTACATTACTAATATTCGCATTAAAGAATCTAGCACCTCAAAAATGGGGAGAAAAGATAGATATAAACGCTAGTATAAAAGCAGGAGAGTTTAATGAAGCAATTAAAAGGTTTATTGATAAGATATGACACTAGATCAAGTTATACTATTAGAGAAGCAAAAGGATATACTAAAAGACAGGGCGCAAGTTATATTTGCAGAAGGAACTACAAATAGCGGTAAATCATTTGTTATAGGTATTGCATTTATATTACGCATACTAACATTAGATGATACTATGACACAATTCATACTAGCAGGAGAAAGCGTACCAGTATTGGAAAGAATGTTTATCCAGAATGAAACCTCATTTTATAACATATTCAAGCCTATATGTGAATATACTAGAGCAGGACAAGGTGGAGCTAGAATAGTTGTATCAACAGGCACAGGTAGAAAAGACAAAGTTATCTATCTAGTAGGGTATGATAATAAAAAAAGATGGCGTAGTATTTTAGGATTAACAATACACGGATTCAATATAGAAGAAGTAAACATAGCAGATGATGAGTTTGTAAGTGAAGCATTTATACGGACATTCCGTAACGGTGGATTTATGTATGCATCATCAAATGGTGGAGATCCAGACACGCCAGTATATACAGACTATATGAATAAAGGGCGACCATTAGAAAAATGGGCTAGTCAAGTACCAAAGGAAACATGGGAAGAATTAAACCGTAGTGATTATGATGAAGCATTTAGATATTACTTCTTCGGGTTCTATGATAACCCTACAATGACACAAAAACAAAAGACAGCACTAATCAACAATACACCTAAAAATAGCTACCAATGGAAAACAAAGATAATTGGTATAAGAGGTATTCGTGAAGGTGCTATCTATGTAGAATATATGAGTAGAGATAAAAACATTATTCACCTTGATTTATTAAGTGATGATGAAAAAGATACGATATTTCTTAAACCAAGAGGGGTAGAGGTAATCACAATAGGGCAAGATGTAGGTGGAACAGATAACAATGTATTTACATTAAATCTATTCACTAGAAACTATCGTGAGCAGATAGTGGTTGATTTTATAGAGTTTAACAACGCTAACCATGATAAGATATGGAATGAGTTTGTTAAGTGGTTTATGCCTTATTATGAAAGATATTCAATGTTTATGAAAGGTACCTTTATAGATAGTGCAGCGAAGATAATGCGATTAACAATGGATGATCGAATGAAAAAAGAGTTTGGATTGCGTTGTTATAAAGCATATAAATATACTATTATCGAACGAGTAGACGCAGGTATGACACAGCTAGACCAAGCTAAATTACTATTTACACAAAAGAGTGAACCGTGTTATGTATCGTTCACTAAAGCAGTATATGATAATTCAAGTAAAACAGACATAAGAAAGTTTGCAAAACACATTCATAAAGATAGAGTAGATAGTGTTGAATATGGACAAGCACCATATACAGCTTATATGATGAGAAAATAGCAAAAAATAAGATGGCATAGTTAAGCGATAAAATGCTATATGCCCACAGGGGGAAGACCTTATGAACCTTAATGCAATAAACCCTCTTTATTGGGCGAACAAAATGATTGATAAAAGAATACAACATTACGGTAAAGGAGTTGGCACGGAAATGAAATACAATCCATTATTAGTAACAATGAAAAGTCCATATAATGATAAACAGTTAACACGCAGAGTATTAGAAAACAGCCTATGGTATAGTGGGATAGAACAAGACATATCATATTTCTATCGTAAAGAAGCACCTAAATACTATCGCAACGGGCAACAAAGTGAATCATTAAATTATTTCTGGGCGGGTAAGAATGATAATTACCGTAAAATACATAGTGGATTCCCACAACTCATATGCGAGAAAATGGTTGATTTAATTATCGGTAATGGATTTGATTTCACAATAGAAGGCGAGAAGCAAGAAGAAATACAAGAAGAATTAGACTTGCTATTGAAAGATAATAAGATAAACAATTTAATGAGTAAAGGAATTGAAACGGAATCGTGGTTCGGTGGAGTATCGTGGAAAGCTACTCGCAATCCATTAGTAAGTAAATACCCTATTATAGAATCATGGCAACCGGAAAACTATACAAATGTAATAGTAAGTGGTCGCATAGTTGAAGATATATTCTATAAGTATTACGAAGAAGGTATCATTAAATACCGTTTAAGTGAAATGTATGGAGTATCTATTACAGGTGCTTATATTGATTATAGATTAGATAAGTTACAAGTTGATACTAAAGGCCAAGTGGAAGATAAGAGCAAATGGGTAACAGTAGCATTAAATGAATTAGAGCAAACTAAAGACTTACAAAGATTAGATTTTGCAGGGTACTTTAAACGATTAAGTTTATATAAACCTAACAAATTACCTAATAGTGAGTTTAGATATAGTTCAATGGGTGAGAGTGATTATGCCGGATCGTATGGAGCATTTGATGCAGTAGATGAAATCATATCAACAATGATTCAAGAGTTTAGAGATGGTAAGCTAGTAAGATACTTCCCTAAAGAATATGTGCCAAAGAACAGCGATGGCGAAGCAATGCAACCTGATGAGTTTAAACGCAATCATATTTTATATGAAGATACACCAAGTGAGAATGTAGAGAAACAAAAGATATTATATGAACAGGGTGAAATCCGTATTGAGAAACACACAGAGGCTTATAAGATGTGGGTTACACAAATACTTAAAAGATGTGGGTTACACAAATACTTAACAATGCAGGATTAAGTCCATTAACAGTTGGAATAACTGGATTAGAAGCGATTGATGCTAGTGCTGAATCACAACAAGAAAGAGAAAAGGTATCAATAAGAACTCGTAATAAGAAGATTGAATTATGGAAAGAGTTTTTAGAGGACTTTATGAAAACAGTATTAGAGTTTCAT